GACGATGACAGATATTTAGCTGCTGTCGGAACTTGGAATGCTGCTGGTCAATGTCAATCAATGTTGGCTGGATCTACTGCTGCAAATACAGCTGTTGCTGGTCTAGGTTACAGAACAACTGCTAGTACAGACATAGTGATCACAACTGGGGGTGCAACAATCTCTGGTACGATTTACTGCTGGGTGTATTACACAGTTGAGTAATCAATAAATAAAATTGTGGTGGCGATGAAATATTCGCCATCGCATTTAAAAAAATTTAATGAAATATATTTTGGTTTTATATATGTGCAGCATGGCAACTGGTAAATGTCCAAGTAATTCAATTGCTGGTTATCAATTTAATACACATTATGATTGTGTTAATTCTGGTTATGCTGTTGCTCAAACAACATTTAGAAATTTATTAGAAATAGAAGATTGGGATCAAGATCATATAAATAAAAATAAAATAGTTATAAAATTTGAATGTAGAAAATTAGGAGAACAAACATAATGGCATCAACAGTGGACATCTGTAATTCAGCTCTAAATCTTTTAGGAGCATCAACAATCTCAGCATTAACTGACGACAGTAAAAATGCGAGATTATGCAATCAAAGATATGAGCCAGTAAGAAATAGAGTATTTAGATCTCATGCCTGGAATTGCTTACACAAAAGAGTTCAATTAGCTCAAAACAGTACAGCTCCAGTAGTAGAATATACTTATGCTTATTCTTTACCTTCAGATTGTTTAAGAGTTTTAAAGGTCCATAATGGAACGACAGATAGTATTGCATCATCAATAGATTACAAATTAGAAGGAAGAAATATTGTAACAGATGAAGGAACTGTTTATTTAATTTATATCGCTTTAATTACAGATCCTAACGAATACGATAGTTATCTTCAGGAAAGTATTTCACATCAGTTGGCAGCAGATATTGCTTATGCTGTAACTAATAACGCAACTCTAGCAAATAATTATATGACTAGAGCTGACGAAAGATTAAGAGAGGCAAGATTTATAGACGCAACAGAAAATTCTTTAGGAACAATTGAAAGTTCAGAGTTCACTGATGCAAGATTATAATGACAACTTCAGCATTTGATCCAAGATTAATAGAAAAATATTCTAAACCAAAATCGCTACTCCATTTTCAATGGGGAGATGACACTAAAGTTTATAGATATTGCTTAGTAGAAATCATAGACGAAAAAGATATTGATCCAACGACTAAATGTAAAAAAGAAGAACAAGGTTTAACGCAACAAGAAATTTTTAAAAAGATATGCCAAGAACAACACTAGCTTTAACTTCATTTGTATCAGGAGAATTTTCTGCAAAAATGGATGGCAGAACTGATTTTGAAAAATATAGTTCTGGAGTTAAAACTATGGAAAACTTTTTAGTGCATCCTCAAGGAGCTGCTACTAGAAGAATTGGAACTCAATTTATTTCTGAAGTTAAAACTTCTTCTGCTAAAACAAGATTAATACCATTTGAATTTTCAACTACTCAAACTTATGTTTTAGAATTTGGAAATACTTATATTAGATTTTATAAAGATAAAGGACAGATTGTATCTGGAGGAAGTGCTTACGAAATTTCTTCTCCTTATTTAACTGCTGAACTATTTGACATCAAGTTTGCTCAATCAGCTGATGTTATGTATATCACACATCCTAATCATGAAGTGATGAAGTTAAGTAGAACTGGACATACAGCCTGGACACTTACTGAAATTGATTTTACTGATGGACCTTATTTAGCTCAAAACACATCAGCAACAACAATGTCTCCATCTGGAACTTCTGGATCAGTTACGATAACTGCAAGTACATCTACATTTGCTGCAACTGATGTTGGAAGATTAATTACATTTAGCTCAGGAAGAGCAAAAATAACTGGTTATACTTCTGCAACTCAAGTTGCTGCTACAACTCAAGTTAATTTTTCTGGAACTGGAGCTGTAACAACTTGGAAGTTAGGAGCTTTCAGTAATACTACTGGACATCCTTCTTGCGTATCATTCTTTGAACAAAGATTAGTTTTTGCTGGAACTTTATCTGAGCCACAAACTTTATATTTCTCTAAAGCTGGAGATTATGAAAACATGACGACTGGAACTAATGCTGATGATGCTATGGTTTATACTATTGCCTCAAATCAGGTTAATGCCATTCGATACATGAAAGCAGTAAGAACTTTAGTTATTGGAACTACTGGAGGAGAATTTACAGTATCAGCTGATGGAACTAACGCATCGGTTACACCAACAAATGTAACGATTAAAAAACAAAGTTCTTTTGGAGCTGCAAATGTGGATGCTATTCCAGCTGGTAATGCAATTTTATTTTTACAAAAAGCAAAAAGAAAAATTAGAGAATTAGCTTATAACTTTGATAGTGATGGTTATGTTGCTCCAGATTTAACAATATTAAATGATACAGTTACAAAAACTGGAATTAATGAAATGTCATATCAACAAGAGCCAGATAGTATTATTTGGTGTGTTAGAGATGATGGTCAATTAGCTGGTTTAACTTATCAAAGATCTGAGAATGTAACTGCTTGGCATAGACACATTTTCGGAGGAGTTTTTGGATCTGGTAATGCAGTTTGTGAAAGTGTTGCAAGTATTTCTGGAACTTTAACTGAAGATGAAGTTTGGGTAATTGTTAAAAGAACAATTAATGGTGCTACAAAAAGATATGTAGAAGTTTTTTCTGATTTTGATTTTGACGAAACAACTTCAACAGATTTTAAATTTTTAGACAGCCACCTATCCTACTCTGGAGGATCTACTTCAACATTATCTGGATTGGCACATTTAGAAGGTCAAACAGTTTCTATCCTGGCTGATGGAGCTACTCATGCTACAAAAGTTGTAAGCTCAGGTGCAATAAGTTTAGATAGAGCATGTACTAAAGCATGTGTCGGTTTATCTTATGATAGTGTTTTGCAAACTATGAGAATTGAAGGAGGAGCTGCTGAAGGAACTTCTCAAGGAAAAACAAAAAGAATTTCAAAAGTTGTTTTAAGATTATTTGAAACAGTTGGTGTTAAAGTTGGACCATCTCTAACAACCTTAGAGACAATTCCATTTAGAACAACATCATCATTATTAAGTTCTCCAGTAGATACTTTATTAGCTGGAGATAAGGAAATAGAATTTAGAGACGATTATAACTCAGATGGATTTATATTTGTTAAACAAGATCAGCCTTTACCATGTTCTGTTTTAGCAATCTATCCAACTTTAGTTACATCGGATGGCTAATTATAAAATAATTCCATATTACAAAGAGCATGGAGACGAAATTATTGCTCTTGGTATGAATGATAAATTAATGGAGATTGATGCAAGTTTTACAGAAAATAGGATCGATACTGCAATCGCTGGTCTATCTTTCACTTTATTGGTCGATAATAATATTGTGTTGGCTGGTGGCATTATTCCTCTTTGGCATGGAGTGGCTGAAGGCTGGGTTATGTGCTCTCAAAGAGTATTTAACCACAAAATTAGAGCAGCTGCGTCAGTCAAGAAGAGATTAGATTATCTCTGTCTTAACAACAAAATTCGTAGATTACAAACAGCAGTTAAAGAAGAATTTTATACTGGTGTTAGATTTGCTGAATGGCTTGGATTAAAAAAAGAAGGTCTAATGAAATATTATGGATTAGACAAAACTAACTATTGGAGAATGGCAAAATATTATGAGTTTTATAGGTAACATAGCAGCTGCAAAAACAGCAAGTGCTTTAGGAAAATATAATCAGCAAAATTATTATCAACAAGCTGCATTACAAAGAAGAAAAACAGAGATTGCAAAAAATGCTTACGATCAGATTGATCGAAAAAGATTAGTTATCAATCAAGAAAAACAATACGATAGTTTATTTGTTAATCTACTTAACTCAGGTGCAGAATTAAGATTAGGAGATACTGGTTATGAAGTGTTGCTTGAAACTAAATATAATCAAATGACTGATCTTGCTATTGAAGATTTTAATTCTCAACAAGCATATTACGATGGAATTAATCAATCTTTATTATTAGAGAGCAAAGGTGTTGGCGAAAACTTTAAAGGTCAATTAACAGCTAGAGCTGAATACTTTAAAGCAGCTGGAACAATGGCTGGAAATTATTATAGCTCAGGAAGTATTTTATCTAGTTAATCATGGCAAAAATAAAAATTCCTCAATCACAAAGTCAAGTTAAAGTTGGTGGTGTAACACAAACTGGAGCTCTTGCTTTACCAATAGTACAATTATCTCAAGTTGTTGGATCTGGTTATAAAGCACTTGGTAAAGTTGTTGAAGATATACATAAAGAACAAGTGGCAGCAGAAGATAATGCTCAGTTTCAAGATATTGTAAAAAAGGCTGCTATTGATATAGAAAGAATAAGTACAGAAGTATCAAAAAC